TGTTTCTTTAGCATTAATAGAATTAATGAGTTGGTCTTTTTTAATATTTCTATGGGCTTTTCCAAACAAAGAAAATGATAAAGCATCTAATGCTGTAGATTTGCCTGATCCATTTTGACCAACTATTAGTGTAGATTTAGATTTATTTAATTGTATTTCTGTTATTTGATTCCCAGAGGAAAGGAAGTTCTTATATTTGATACTTTCAAATACTATCATTGTATCTCCATGGATTGTGCTTCAGTCATTAAATCTCTCATTT